CTGCCATTGCTGCCTGACGGCGATCTGGTTCGGGAAAAGGACCTGCAAGTAGGTCTTGAGGAATTGCAGGCCGCGCCCCTGCAATTCGCGCGCGTTCCAGGCGCGGAAAATATGTCGCGTATTGACCTCTTCGCCGTCGCCCCTGGGGAGCACCAGGCCATCTGTATTGATAAACCGGCGCACCAAGTCGAAAGAGCCGCAAACGGCCATGCCCGTCACGTTCAGGTCGAACAGCGGCGCGGCTAGGGTCTGCCCGAAAACATCAAGGAAAAGGGCTTTAAGTTCCTCTTCGCTTTTGTCAACAGTAAAGGACTCTTTCAATGGGGCAAGCTCTGGCAGCTTGCTTTCAGGGAAGTCAAATTCGCGGCTCATTTTTTACCATCCTCGGGCTGCCCCGCCCCAAGTGGGCATGACAATGTTTGCGGTTTTCACCTCAACGTCGAGCGAATCACGATCAACGTAACGCCATAGTTCCGGACGCACAGCGGGGTTGAGGTCCTCCGCAATTGCCACAGTCAAATCCGCGTCACCGCTCGTAAGGGCCGTCACGCCCTGGCGCAACAGCTCATAGATTTTTCGATAGAGCGGATTCATGTAGCCATGCTGGGCGGCGGCGGTTTCTTCACCGAAATTTGCAAGCATTACCTCAATGATCTTTTCTTTAACGTCGGACGCGACAAACGAGGTCGAGACAGTTGCGCGGATTGTGATCTTGATCGGAGATCGAACAGGCGTATAGAACCGAACGCGGTAGGAGTCATCTGCTACCGCAATCGTGCGGGCAATCGCCTTTTGCGTATCCGTCCATTCCGCCTCTTCAATCTCTTCTGGTACGCGGTCGTTCTCGGCGGTGTCAATCAAAACGCGCTCTTCGCCCGTCGCAGACAGGCAGGCGACAAAAATGCAGTTGATATTGTCGAGGCTTGCCCCGCGCGCCTGTTCTTCAATCGTCTCATTCCAGACGGACAGGAATTTGAGCGAGGGGTAATTGCGACGCACAAGGAAATCGAACTCTCCCAGGAACACCGCGCCGGTCTGATAGACAGAGGGGTATTTTGCGAGATCACGCAGTTGCGCAATGCTGATCGGGTCCTGCCCCACCTCCAGCAATTCCTCAAATGACAATGCAAGATTGCCCTCCAGCGCAGACTGCGTGTACTGAAAAGCGAAAGGCTCGCCGTAATCGTTTTCGATAGCGCCCTGGGTGTAGGTGATCGTCAGGGTGAGTACAGTCCCCTGGGTGGGCTGAGTGCCAATCACGCCCTCGCGCCCAAAGCGCGCGTACACGTTCTGCCTGTCATCGACTTCGAGGTGGAAAATCCTCTCGCCTGCGACGGCATTGACATAACGCTCGCGGTACTTGTACTCCCCTTCGCCATCTGCCACGCCTACGGCGCAGAGATATGAACCATCCTCGGACTCGGGGATTTTGGCTGCGTAGAACGGCTCGGAGTCAGCCACAGTATGCTCGACAGTCACAACGTCGCATTGAACCGCCGTGCAGTAGCCCGTTTCGCCGCCCGCAACAGTCGCCGCCGTCTCAATGACCCAATGCCGGCCCCTGGCATCCAAAACCGAGCGCCCGGATTCGACAGTCACGGCCTCAACGCCTGAGTTCACGATTGCGAGCTTTGCGCGCGCCGCCGTCCCCTTGCGGATGATTCCGCGCATTGCGGCATCGGCAAGCACAGTCGAGTCGCGGGTCTTTTCAAACACTTCAGTCTGAGCGACTTCGATTTGCTGAGACACCATTGCAAGCATGGTTGCCATCGCGTCCATATGCTGAATGATTGCAGGATCGCCCGCCTTGTAGCGCGCCGCCACTGTCGGATAGCGCTCAACCGAATCAGCAATGACCTTTTGAAAATCGGCTTTCGTGTACATGGTTATCAGTTCTCCAAATCTTCAACCGCAATGCCCTGGCCTGCGACTTCGATCATCAAATCCATTGCCTCATTGCCTCGCACGCGCCCGTAGATGTTCACGGAGTCAGCCGGGAGCATCCCCAAAATCGGGACATCGCGCTTGAGTTTTGCAAGGTAATCGTCAGCAATGCCGGCGCTCATCGGACGCTGCAACAGGGCTTTCGTGTCCTGCCCGTAGCTCGATCCCAAATAGCCGTTGATAGGCGTTTTCAGCCAATGCCGAACCTGCTTTTGAATATCCAGCCCCGTTATTCTTTTTTCAGACATCGTTCACTCTCCTAAACCGCAATGCCGCCGGTGACAATGTGCGCAATCGCTCTGTCTCGCACGTCCTGACCCGCATCGCCCGTCGGCAGCTTGACTGTCAGGCTCTTTTCTTCGGGACGATTGAGCGGCATATCCACAGTCGGGGCCTTTTCGATCTTTGCCGTCGTTTGAGGAACAGCGGGCATTTGAGGCGCACTCTGCGCGGCCTGCACCGCCGGTTTCGGCGCGGCGGCAATGGCTGGCACGGCTGGCATGGCCGCCTTGGCTAACTGCGCGGGCGCGCCGGTCCCCGCCGTCTTTGCCTTTTCATCGGCCTGTGCCATCTGGACCAAAAGCGCCTTTTCCTGATGAGCGCGATTCATCGTCCCCGCGCGCACAGCCGCGCTGGATGAGCGGAAAAGCCTGTCATTGTTCGCAATCTTGTAGTCCTGGAGGGCGGCCACAATGTCAGCATCGGACATCTTTGACACGTCCTTGCCAGCCAAGGCCTTTGCCATCATTCCGGACGCGCCGTTTGTCTTGCCATTGCCCGCGCCGAACTGCACGCTGGTTGACCAGATTGCATCCTGCACAGCGCGGCCTCGCCCGGACAGATCAATGCCGGCCTCCTTGAGCTTTGCCATTGCGGGATCAAAGTGCGTTGCCTTGATAAAGTCATGCTGAGACTTGCCGAAATTGGGGTCATTCTTTGCGAGTTCGCGCCACTTCGCATTGAACTCAGCCGTACCAGGCCGCAATCCCGCAAACTGCGCCCCGTACCCTGATTGCTTCAGGTACTTTTGGAGCGTTCCCGTCTTGGAGGCGAGCTGATAGGTGCCATAGGACGCGCCGCCATAGTCTCCGCGACCGCTTGAAATCGTCCCTGCGCCTCGACCGCCCGATTCAAATCTCTCGCTGGTCTTTCCTAAAACCCAATCGCCAAAGGCCTGTTTTGCGGCCATCTTGGTTTTGTCCGTGGCCTCCCTGGCTTTCTTTGCGCGCCCGAACAGGCGAGCGAAAAATCCAGGCTTTTCTTCGGTCTTTGCGGCAGACTTTGGCGCGGTCTGAGAATCAGCAGGCGCAGCCGCTTTTGGAGCATCCGCACGCCTGAACACGCGAGAGAAAAATCCCCGTTTCTCTTCCTTTTTTGCGGCAGACTCAGGCGCGGGAGCAGGTGCGACAGTCTGCGCGGCGGCAGCCGTAGCAGGAGCTTGAGCAGCCGGGGCCGTCGGTGTCGTTGCGGGAGCGGCTGGCGGCTCTTCCCTACCCCCGCCAAAGACATTAGACACCCAGCCCTTCGCCTTTTCATACCCTGCGGATAGCTTTTCCTTGGCCGCGTCAACCGCGCCCTTGACATCAACGCCTGTCTTTTCCTTGATCCAGTCAAAGACAGAACTAAAGGCCTTTTCGGTCTTTTCCTTGAGGCCGTCCCATACCTTCCCGGCAGTCTGCGCAAGCTCGTCGAATTTGCCTGTGACGCTTTCCCAAAGGCCGGTAGCCGTCGTGCAGACATTATCCCAGGCGCTTGAAACCGCCTCGGTTGTCGAGGCCCAGGCGCTAGAGACTGCCTCAGTCGTCGTATTCCACACGCTGGAAAATGCGTTTGTCGTCGCCGTCCATGCGCCGGTGATCGCTTCGGTGACAGGCGCGAACGCATTGCAGACAGACTGCCATGCGTTGCGAACAATGCCGCCGAAATCAACGCTTGTCAGGGTAGCGTAGGCTTTGCCGAACCACTTGCCCGCAATCTCGCCCAGGGAGTCACCCGCGAAGTACCCGGCAAGCCCGCCCAGGAACGTACCGACAGCGCCGCCGATTGCCGTGCCTACGACAGGAATGACAGAACCAATGGCCGCGCCTGCCAAGCCGCCAGCCTTGGCCCCGCCCAGCATACCGCCAACCGCGCCAGTGAACGACCCAGCCGCGCCCCCGACCTTTTCGGCCTTTTCCTCACGGCTCATGTCCGTGCTGTTCCAGGCCGAGAAGATGTCAAAGATCGAACCGAAACCCTTAAGCGCGCCCGCGATCAACGGGAAACGCTTGCCCAAAAAGGCGAGTTTCGTGCCAAGTCCCGCCAGCGTGGCGGTCAGGCCGCCCAGGGCGGGGAAAGCGCTTGTCAGGGAATCAATGAAACCGCCCTTTGCCCCTGCGCCGCCATCCTTCTTTTCAATCTTGTCGAGGCTGTCAGCCGTGGCCTTTTCGTAGGCAGTCTGCTTTTTGCGCGCATCGGTCAGGAATCCAAAGATGCGCTTCAGCCACTTGCTTTCCGCCGTCTTTTCAGCCGCGCCAGTGAAAACCTGGGTAACGGATCGGATCGGTTCAGCGACCTCGCCAATTGCGCGGGCGGCCTGATCGACTTCAGCGACAGACTGAGCCGCCCCCGTCACGCCTTCGACAGCGCTCTGGATGCCGTGCAGGGCAGAAAGGCTTGCGCCCTCCAACCCCTCATCTTCATCGCCCGACTCTGCGCCCTCGCCCACAAAACGGCCCTTTGCGTCTCGCTTGGCCTGATTTTTCTCTTCAGTTGTGAGGCGCTTTGACAGGCGCTTTTCTGACTCCGGCGAAATGGAAACAGGCGTAGCCTTGTTTTCGTCCTTGGGTTTCGCCGTCTCTGCCGCGCGCCCGCGAGTGCGCCTGGGGGCAGGAGTCGCCGCCTGCACAGGATTGTCGGGAACAATTGAAATCATCCCCGCATCGGGGACAATCGACACCATCCGCTCATCGGTGGTTTTGCGCGCCGGCGTTTCTTTTCTGTCCGGAACAATCCTAATCATCCGACTGTCAGGCGTTGCCGTCTGCCCAACCGCCTTTGCTACCGCATCGGCAATCGGCTTGACTGCCTTTTTGTCGGGGATGATCGTAATGACGGGTTCGCTTTTGTCGCGCGCGCCCGTCTCAGATACCGCCGCCGGCGTTTCGATTTTTGGCTGTTTGACCTGGGCGAGCATTGCGCGAATGGAGCGCACGTCATCCCTGATCTCGTTCAACTGCGAGACTGCTTCATCAATGTCAATTTTTTCGCCTACGAGAAAGCCTTGCGAATCGCTTTTGAGTGCCATTTTTCAGACTCCTACACAGGCATAAATGTGTCGAGCTGCTGGAATGTCATCTGCAACTCTTCAAGATTGTCCTCGCGGCGCGACAGGGTAACTTGCATCGTTTCGGGCCGAAAGAGGCCAATATGCTCATAGTTCTCTGATCCCAGGAATGACTCAAAATCGCCCGTCGGATCAACCATCATGTGCTTGACCCTGATCGTGATTGCGTACTTCCCTGGCTCGCTGATCGTGCCGTCTTTGCTTGTTGCCGCGATAAAGTGAGTTCTGAACCAGCGCTTCAGACTGCCCTGCGCATCGTCCATCGTCGTAAGCGACACCTGCACGGCCTCGTGTCCTGTCAGCAAATCAGCCGCCGCGCCCCCGATCTGCGTCTTGTCGCCTGCCATCTGGAAAGGCTGGAGTTCGACATCTGTGCAGAAAAAGTGGAATTTCTGCGGGAGGTCATGCGCCCCGCCGTCGAGCGCGGAGGTCACGGACACGGAAAACAGGTTTTTGCGTGAAAGCTGTTCTGCCTGCAATTCATTGAACATTTCGAGCGCGCGTCTGGGCGTAATGCCGCCCATAAGCGGGTTTTCCGTCTCCATGAAAGCGCCGTGCCTGGGACCGCCATGACTTACCAAGCCAATCATCTTTTGACGCGCGAGGCCGTTGACAGTATTTGCCAAGCGGCCGGCGAGTTCGGGGGGAATCGGGATGCCCAAAGACGAAAGCGCACCGCCCGCCGCGCGGCCTGCAACATTGAGACCGATACCAGCTAGGTTTGCGCCAATCGCGCCCCTGTTCAATCCGCTGAGATTGCCACGGCTCACCTGCCCGACAACGCTCTGCGCGTAGCCGCCGACAGAGCTTTTAAGGTCATTCAGCATCCCGTTGAGGATGCCCCCTCCGGAAACCGAGCTTTCGACATTCTTGTAGAGGCTCATGGCTAGGCCTCCGCATCGGTGTCATGCTCTTCAATGATCGGCTCTTTCTTTCGCCTGATTCGCGGCTCGGACTTTTCGGGCATCCTGGGCGGCTCATCGCCAAAAGCGGAGTCATTGCCGCCGCCAAATCCACCGCCCGCATCATCGCCGCCGGCAGTCTCCACCACGCCCGCATAGAGCTTGGCTTCATCCGCGTCGAGCTGCATCTGTTTCGTCAGGAACTCTTCTGCAATCTCGCGCGTTGCGCCCAGCTCCTTCAATTGCTGGATTGTCTGCACCAAGATTGCGCCCGCGTTCATTGCGTCGCCCTTAGTGCGCTGCCGTTCGCTCTCCAGCGCGCTGATCGTGCCGTAAAAGTTGATCGTCCAGGGTCGATCCCCTTCATTGAACACCACCCCGTACTTTTTGAGCGTGTGAATGTCAATGATGGAGTTGAAAAAGTCAGTCAGAGCGTTGCGGATGATGCGGCCATTCTCAGCCGCCTGTGCGGAGGTACGGAAAAAGCCGCCCTCGCCAAGGCCGCCCGCAAGCTGATCGGCAAAGCCCAGCATCGAAAGATCCACGCCCAAAGCGCCCGCAAGCAGGCGCGCGTGAAACATGATGTCATCAATGCTGATATTGGCCGCCCGCCCGCTCCCGCCGGCGTTGACCGGCTGAATCTGCATGAGCTGTTTCTCCTGGTAAACCGGGACAATGTGGCGCACGCGCTCCATGATCGGATGGCCGCCCACAACCGCCTGCTCTGCGTACTCTTTGGAGCGCAAAAGCATCTGCTTCATGCTCTCCAAAAACTTCTTTTGCTGGTCAATGTTCATTGACTCCATGTTGACAGTAATCATCTGTTCATCAATAGAGTCAATCCACCTCTGGCCTACCATGCCAAGGATTGATGCAACCAGATTGTCATAGGGGACTTCGGCGTTATAAAGCAACGAACCGCCGACCATAGACGGCATGACTGGCAGAGAAAATTCATCGTTGTTCGTGATCTCGCACTTGTAGCTTTTCTCGACCACGCCATGCTGCGGAATCCATTGCGTCCGGGCCATCTTGAGGCGCGCAATCTGCGTAATATCCATGCGCTCAAAATTCTGTTCGCCTAACGAAACCGCATAGCCGATTGTTCGCCCGCCCTGTTCAAATGGCTGGATGAGCTGCGGGCGCACCATTTCGTCCGACTCAATATCCACTACGCCCTCTTTGTCCTGCCAATAAATTCTCGCGTAGGAATCGCCGTAAATAACGCCCGTATAGGCCATCTGAAAGGCGATTCTGTTGAGCTTTCGGGAAAGGGTCTTTGTAATGTCCTCGACGACCTCAGACAGCCGCTTGTTCTTTTTTGCGTCCGGGGTAGGCTCAATAAAAACCATGTCCCCATTCGTTTCATGCCCGCCCAGGGCGGCAGTCACCAGCAGGCGGCAGGCAGCGGAGACAA